GATTCAATGTAGGCACTTACTTTAGAAAACTGGTCTTTAGTCATAGAGTCAATAAAGTCTGACACTTCTTTTTTTGGTACATCAGATGTCACAATTCTTTCTTCTTCTGTGACGATTGCACTAATACATTTAGCAATCATTGCAAACGCACCTTCGTTAGCTGATTGTGCATCTGTGATACCCAACTCTAACATATCAGAATACGAAGGCCATTTCATTTCTATACTAATTTCATCAGTAATCTTAATGACATGATCAATATCAGGAACATCGATCGTGATACTTGAAATATCTACATCAATCTCGTTATCAACTTCACATTCTTTATTAGAACATTTAAGGTTTATTTTGCTACTTTCGCCAACAGACTTTGCTCGTATCTGTGTGAACAAATATTCAATGTCGAATATAGCCAACTCTTTCGTACTAATGTCATTCTCAATACAAGCATCGACTGTATCAGCCACGGCATTAAGAATTGCCGTCATGTCTTGTGATTCCATAGCCATCATCATAACCTTTTCTTCTTTCACCAAGTAAGGTCTATATCTAATTTTTTGGTTGCTTGAAGGTATAACAAGTTCGTGCTTTGGAGTATCATTCAGTTTTGGTAGTGCCATTCAGGTAGTCCTCATATATTAGTTAATAATGTGCCAAGTTGTGACGTTATAAAATCACTGTTAGGTGTTGCTTGTCTGCTCTTTGTTATATTGTATTTAGTGTACGAGAAAGTGACGTTAAACTCAAGTATCTCACCATTAGCATTACCGAGTTCTACACCTGTTATAGTAGTAGGAAAAGCTTCCTCTAAAGAAACTTCATACACTACTTTATCGTCCGTAATGAAATCTAAGTCGAATGTTCCTTGTGCAAGATCAAATCCACCTATACTTGGAAGTCTGTTCTGTATTTCTGCTGGTAACAAAGGCAGTCCCAATGGTGTAGAATACACAGGAAAACCAATACCTTTCTTTAATTGCTGTATCTTAATCTGTTTTGTATATGTGTTCTTATACTTTATCTGATAAGAGTCTTGATCTACGATTGCGTCTGTCCAAGTATCAAAATAGTTACGCACACCATAATCATTCAGTAAGAAGAAAGTCATAGTAACATCTTCATACAATTGTCTGTATGCAATTTTTTCCATCTTGTGACCAATTTCTCGATCATACGTAACAACCTGTTTGCCTGGAATATTTACTCTTGAGCATAACAAATTTACATCTGTAGAAGTCGCACCGGGAAGTGACGGAAGTATAACTCTGTAGACATTGCCCATTGCAATGCCACCTTTACTAGACATCAATCCTTTTAATTGATCTACACTATATGTCATTTATTAATCTTTCTTCTTGAATCTGCATGGACTTTAGTTGCAGACGCTTTCTGGAAATCGGCTGTTGGTAAGAAAGCGGCAATTTCCCACTCAGGTGCTTCTACAAATGCAAACTTACTTCTTACTTGACTAGACAAGTAATGCTTTAGACATGGTTTAAACTCTTTAAACTTTGCCGCACCTTGTAAAAGATCATACGTCACATCAAATCGAGTGCTTCTATTATATTTTTTATTGCTTGTCACATCAAGTAAATTGTCTAAAAACTTTGCTCGTAGAACTAATGGTAGGTAGTGTAAGTTCAATCCCATAAAACCACCTTTGGCAGGACCTAAAACGATAACTAAAGGGAATGAATCATAGAATGGTAAAGTGTCTTTACCTTTTGGGTCATAGAAAAACATACACATAGATCCAAGCACTGTTCTATTCTTTAGAACGATAGGGTCTTCTTTCATTAGAGTTGCACGATTGACTTTACCCATTGCAACAGCCTTCTTACGAAACCATTCACGCGACTGTTTAGTACGCGGCTGAATTCCGTTACGAAAGGCTTCTAATTCCATGTTTTTAAAAATATTACTCATGTAGTTATTTATACCTTTTTCTTAGGTTTTTTCTTAGGTTTTCTAAGAGGTTTCAATGGCTTTAAGGCTTTTTTTAATATCCCCATTTGAGTCAAGGTGTCCTCAGTCCATATCTCAAAACCCCAATTACGATCCTTGGCGTATTCTCTTGCGGCGTCCCACTTATTCATATTCTTAATATAAGTCAATGATTCATTCAAGTAACGTCTTGTCTTGTCAGGTCTTTTAGGCGGTTTAGTTTCTTTGTCTGGTTTAATCTCAACTAAACATGTTTTACCATTAGTATAAGTAATCTTAAGATCCATGAAGTATCTATGGTACTTTTTATCAACATCATAGTAATATGGTATCACTGTTTCCTCAGAAGACCAATCTTTTATATTAGGGTTGTTTTCGCACCAAGCGAATGAGTTTCTTTCCCATAAAGAACGATAAGTGACACGTGTATGGTCACCTTTGTACTTAGATGGGTTTTTAACTATATACTTTCCAGAGTATGCCATTTTAGTGTATAAATATCTTATATAATTCCTTTTTATTTATCAGGTTAAAAACATGACAAACGCCAATGCAAGTCCTTATACTTTTCCATTTCATAAAAGAGATGATTACAAAGGCACCATTCGATTCACACCAGTTGTGTACACGGCACCTGAAATATCTGGTGCTAATATAGGTGCCGCCTTTAGGAGAGAAAATGGGGCTGGTGTATTATCACAGTTGGTAAACTCTGCTACAACGGCATATTTAGAAACGCAACGTGAAATTGCAAGAGCAAGTGAATTTGATACAAGTGTAGGATTAGGTTCTCCAAATGACCTACAACCGATTGTCTCATCAGCCAAATCAATACCCCAGTATGATACTGGTGTTATACTATATCTTCCATCAAGTCTTAGGTTTGACGATCAGGTATCATATGAGAATATGGAACTTGGTGCAATAGGCGGTATTGCTTCTGCTGGTATTAAATCTGGTCTTGGTGCGGTAAGTTCATTAGCAAGAGGTGTTGGTCAAGCAACAGGTAGTACAATAAACTTGTTAAAAGGTGGTATTGCTGATCAAGCGGCGGCAAGATTAGCGGCAACTAGATTAGCACAAAAAAGTGCTATAGCTGGTGGTGCCGTTACAAATGCTTTAGCAGTGACAGTAAACCCTAACACTATCAACCTATTTAAATCTGTTGCACTAAGAGAGTTCTCGTTTACTTTTAAATTAATAGCCACATCTCAAAGAGAAGCAATAGAGATTGAAAATATAATAAAATTCTTCCGTACAACTATGTATCCAGAAACAATTGATATTGATTTTGATGCACAAGAAGCAGGTGGTCTAAACGTTCCTATTGGTTATAAGTTTCCTGACAAGTTTGATATTACAATGAGATACAATGATCAGCCAGTAGGTACTAAAATTCTTACTAGTGTACTTCGTGGATTTCAATCAGTGTATAACCCACAATCTATGAGTTGGCATGAAGATGGAAAACCATCAGAAGTTGATATAACATTATCATTTGGAGAAGAAAGAACTCTTACTCGCAACGATATAACAGCTGGATATTAATAATGTATTTTACAAATCACCCCATATCATTATACAAATTTGGAAACGAAAAATCACAAACTGCTATTCAAAATTTGTCTGTGTATGTAGATATTATAGATCAGATAAAAGACAATGTTAACTTTTATGAGTATTACAATATTCAAGATGGTGAAAGACCTGATACTGTTTCACAAGATATTTATGCCACTGTAAAATATTACTGGACTTTGTATTTATTGAATGACAACCTACGAGAGCGTGGTTGGCCTTTGACAGTACAAGAGATTAGAGCAAAAGCAATTAAAGATTATCCTAACACTATTTTGACTACTCGTAATAGTACAGAGCTTTTTATTCATTTTCAAGTGGGAGACGCATTAGTCGGTCAGACATCTGGTGCAACTGGTGTTATCATAAAAAGAAACTTGGATTTAGGTCAATTAGTTATTAGGACTACAAGTACGGAATCATTCACTAGTACAGAATTGGTCAGAGATAACAGTGATGTTGAATTCCCAGAAACTATTCAACTATCTGGATCTACTTTAGAACATCTTGCACCACATCATTATGTAAATGGAGCAAATGAACGTACAGACGTTGATCCACATTCAGCAGTCAGTGCATTATTAACTCCTGTCACATACCTTGAAAGGTATCAAAAAGATAACGACACTTTAAGACAATTAAAAATCATTAAGCCTAATGCAATTGGGCAAGTCGTTAAAGCGTATCAAGATTCTGTTAGATCCACCTAATGAACGCAACAACTAAAAATAAAGCAATGAGTGCTCACGACTATGTATTGCAATCTGCAATCATAACGTCTTCTGTTGATACAAGCAATACTACAGTTGATATTAAAAACATCATTACTGATATTGACATATATGAACATTTAGATAAGCCGTACATTACAGGCGAAATATTGTTTATTGATGACGCAAATGTATACAACTACATTGGATTTTCTGGTGCAGAGTTTATAGAATTGACGTTTAAGTTGCCAGACGAAGAAGCAGTAGCAATAACAAAAAAGTTTGTCATTGAGGACACAATCAAAAACGTAAGAAGCAATGATAGAACTTCAGCAGTCTTAATTCGTATAGTAGAAGTCCATGCGTTTAATTCTACATTGATTAATGTAAACAAGGCGTACCAAGGTAAACCAGTTGATATAGTCCAGAACATCATTCGTGACAATCTAGGTAAAGACTTCTCTGGTCCTGTACAAGCTGACGCTCAATCGCCTATAAAGGTTCTAATACCAAACATGACGCCTCTACAAGCGGCAAGATGGGTAAATGAAAGAGCAACTACTATTGATGGTGTTCCATATTACTTCTTTTCGACTTTGGCTAATGATAAACTACATATAATACCTTTAAACTTGATGCTATCAACTAATCCTGATCCTGTGCCATACGTCTATTCACAAATTACAACATCAATTGCGGCTTCAAAAGGCATAGAAGAACAAGCACAATTAATTCAAAGCTACACTTCAAAGAGTAATGACGAGATTGTTAGTTTAATACAAAAGGGTTTAGTCGGCGCACAGTACAAGTTCTATGATCCTACTATTGGTTCTGAAATTAAAAATGGTGGTGTGACACACAACCTAGACGATACTTTACAAGTACTAAAGTCTAATCAAATCATAGCAAAAAATCAAAATGTGTTGACGTATTCAAATAACTACAAGTTAAATGAAATACCAGTCGCACAATTAAAATCCAGAGTCGTTACTAAGGTTGTGATGTCAGATGTATACAATTCTAAGAATAGTTATTCAGAAGCAGTCGATTTATCACAACACAAGTTAAAGGTGACAAACGAGGCGTTGAGAGAAACTATTATAAGAAATGCAATTGAAGTTATATTACCAGGAAGAAACTTTCTCAATGGTGCATATAGTAACACTATAGGCAATCAAATAACATTAAAGTTTTTAGACACGGCAGTTAACCCTAGCAGAGAAGAAGAAAGCTTAGAAGATCAGAAAAAGTCTGGTGATTATCTAATGTATGCAGTCAGACATTCATTTAAGAATGAGAGATATGATGTAATTGCTAGTTGTGTAAAACTAGCCGATCTTCCAAGGGAAACAAATATAAAATGACGTGCGATAGTTTTTACGGAGATGATATTAATAGGTTCTTTTTTGGGACTATTGTTAATAACAATGATGTTTTTTTATCTTTAGGCAGAGTTCAAATTAGAATTACTGGTATTCACAGTAAGGACATAAAAAATTCTGATCTTCCTTGGGCATCAGTTGTAGTTCCCACAACAGAACCTGGATTTGGTGGTCATGGATCAAACACTATGTTGGAAACTGGCGCACAAGTATTTGGTGTGTTCTTAGACGGCACAGATTCACAAGTACCATTAGTCTTAGGTACTATTCCTTCTATAATGCGTCCGTCTAGTGAATGCGAATCAGTTTTTTCTGGCGAAACATACCAATTGCCACCTTTAAGACCGCCTGGATTATCTGGTGAATCATTGGTTAGTGACTTAGAAGGTAGTACAAATGCAGAGAAAAGTTTTAACTTTTTTACAGACCGAGGGTTTACTTTAGAACAAGCTGCTGGACTTGTAGGTAACTTTGCGGCAGAATCAGGTGTCTCTATTAGTCCGACTGCATTTAATCCAAGTGATGAAGGTAAAGAAGCCTATGGTATAGCACAGTGGAGAGATACTAGATATACTGATCTTATAAACTATTCTCACGAAATCAATAAATCAAAAGATTTGTTATCAACACAGCTTTCATTTGTACTGTATGAGCTTGTAGGAAAAGAGAAAAGGGCTTTGTCTAAAATAAGAGCATCTAGTGGTGTCGATAACGCCGCAATCACAGTAGATAAATATTATGAAAGAAGCGATGGTTCTGCAAGAGATAAAAGAATTGAACTTGCACGCGAAATCTTTAAGAGGTTCAAATAATGGTTACTACTCCTACAGTAAGTTTAAAAAATTTAAATCAAACAATCAAATCTTTAGCCAATACAAATAACTTTGATGTGATTCAAACTGCCGCTATATCTGCGCAATCAAAGTTTACTGCCTTACAGTCAACACAGGTTGGGCTTACTGTTGGTAAAATTCATGGTGGTTGGAAAGCATTGACGCAAGAGATTGATGGATTAGTTGAAGCAGATACTACTGTTATTAACAAAGGAGTTGCTTTACTTGAAGAAAATCCTCAAGGTGTAAATCTTACGAATGATTTTGCTAGTGGCTCAAGTGATGCTTTAAAAACTATCACAGGACTTTCAGACGATATAAAGATAGGAATTAATAGCACTGTTTTAGCTATGCCCACACCAGAAGCTATTGCGTCTGCTTTGCAACAACAATCGGGTCTTGCCTTAGACAAACTGTCAAGTGCAATGGAAAGTGTTGCACCTAATGCTACTAAAGCATTATCATCAAGTTCAGTTATAA